GATTACGACCAAGAAGGATTAAAATTTTTATCTACTAATGGTAGACCTATACCCGGAGAATCTTTAACTAATTCTCCTGATACTCCTTATCCTTGGGAACAAACCACTCAATTTACAGAAATTCAACCAGCAGTAGATGCTTTATTTATAGAGTTAACAGAACCCGAAGCTTATCATTCACTAATAAATTTAGTAGAAAATAGAGTTCCTATTGGGGACATAACTCAGATTGTTTTAACTGATGGATTTCAAAAAGGAATGTGGAACCCTGATTTGTTAATGCTTCTTATCGAGCCAACTATGTATATGGTTATGGCATTGGCTGAAAAAGCTGGTATTATGGATGCAGTTGTTTATCAAGGAGAAGAAGAAGATGAAGAGCCTGATGAACAATTAAGTAGCATAGATAAAGCTATTGATATTGCACAAGACAAAGTTGTTCCAAAAGCTAAAGCAGGTGTTCTTCCTAAAGACATAGAAACAAAACTTGCTGAGTTTACTCCACCAGAACAACCAAGTTTATTAGAAAAACCAGACGTACAAAAAAATAGTTTATTAGGTAAAGAGGAATAATATGGGAATTGAAGCACTAGGTGAATCTCTATTAGCATCAGCTAAAAAGAAAAGTAAAAAACAAGAACGTAAAGCTAAAGTCTTTACAGGATTAATGCTAGGGATTCAAGCAGGAAATCACATACTTAGAAAACGTGCTGAAAAAAGAGCTAAAGAGTTTTGGTCAGGTAACCAAGGTTTGCTAGATACTCGAGCTTCACAGTTTGACAAAGGAGTAACGTTTTGGAAAGAGCATGGTAATATGGCTAAGACTTACGGTATTACTGGAGTTGACGATTGGGAAGATGCTAAACGACAAGAGCTTTATAAAGTTTATAGAGATAGAGAATTAGCTGGTGGAACTATAAAAGATATAGATGCGTTTAAACAGTCTGTTAATCCTAAAATTGAAGATGACATTAATGCCTATCGTGAAAAAGTTAATTTATATAAAAACTTTAGAAACATCGGTAGAACTGAAACAGAACTTACATCTTCTAAAACTAATTTTATAAAACCTTTAAAAGATAAATTAGATAAGGCTGCTAAAACTATAGAGAGTGAGAGCAGTGTTGGTGGTTATTTATTAAATGGTTTAGGTTTTGGTGATAGACAAAGAGTTATGTTGGAGCAACAACAAATTTTAGGTTCGTCTGCTCTTCTTCCTAAAGGATATGATATATCAGGTATACAAGAAGATATTAAAGAAAACAATAAATTTATAGAAGAATTATCAGATATTAATAATAAAGTTGTTTATGAACCTATGACAAAAGAAGAACGTATTAAAGTATTAGGAACAACCTCTACAAGTGCTAAAGCAGAATCTACTCATAGATCAAGTTTATTAACTGCCCTAAGTCCTGATTTAGCTACAAGAAGATCAAGCACCTTAGATGAATATAAATATAATGTTCCGGGAGTTGGTTTTATGGGTAAGCCTGTACAAGTTCAAAAAAGTATACGTAATATTTACACAATGATTCAACAAGATGAATCACAAGCAGCAGCGACTGCATTTGCTTCAGACATTCTTACATATTCAAAAAGTGCAATGATAGATTTTGAAAGCAAAAATACAGAAGGTTTAGTTAAAGATGCTGAATACTTTGTAGATATAGGAATAAATAAAGCTGTAGCAAAACACTTTAAATTAAATGGTGAGAGTGTAGAGAATCAAAATGATGAAAATATTTATGACCCCGAAAGAGAAGTAACACTAGAATTTAAAGATAGTAATAATAATGTAATATCGACTATGTCTGATATAAAATTAGGAGCTTTAGAAAAACAGTTCAATTCATATAAAACAAAAGAAGAAGCTAAACAACTATTAGATGCTGTTAAAAATTCTAACGTACAAAGTTTATCTCCAGTATTTGTAGATATGTTAGAAGATATATACAATCAAAAATTCTCACAAGACAATTAATTAAAAGCTATGGCTATAAATCAAGATGATTTTTTTACATCTCTTGCAGATGATTTAACTCGTTTAAGCTCTACTCCCGTAGAAGAGACAGAAGAAGAACGTAAAAAACGAGAAGAAAAAGAAAGGTTAGACTTAATGCAAAAAACTTTGCAACAAGACACCGAAGCAGTCGAGCCTAAAAAAGAAGAAGAGATTAAAATACCTGCTAGTAAAACTGAAGAAAAATTTTATAATAATTTAAAAAACGATTTAACACAACTAAGCGAAGAAGATGTTGATTATACTTCTTTAGATGGTATTAGCACAACAAGACGAATACAATACGGTGCTGCTCAAGAACCTACTATAGCAGGAAGTACTTATAGACTTTTAAAAGCTGGAGTACAGGCTACGTTTTCAGATGAAACATTTAAAGAGTCTGCTCAGAGAATTGAAAAAGATAGACAAGAAAAAATACTAGAAGAGTTCCCAGAGTTTAGAGGTAAAAAAGAAGACTTAACTGTTCTTAGTGGTCGTATGGGTGTTGCAATTGCTGACCCAGTTACTTTTTTTATTCCTTGGGTAAAAATTGCTAAAGCAGGAAAACTTGCTCAAGTATCTGCAGGTGCAGCAGTAGCTGGAACAGACGTAGCATTAAGAGAAAAAGCTTTGTATGGGGAAGTTAGTGCTGGTAATGTAGGGTTAGGAGCTTTACTTGGAGGAGGAAGTACTCAATTAGGTAATGTTATTGCTAGTCGTATAGGTATTAATAAACAAACAGATAAACTTTTAACTGTGGATAAAGATGGTAAAGCCATTAGAACTACTTTAAAAAATACAGACCCTGTATTTGTTGGACCACTACCAGAAACAACTCAAAAAGCTTTACAAGAAGTTAGTGAAGAAGCCTTTACTGTTTCTCAACCTTTTATTACAAGCTTCCAAGATAATCTTAGTACATTAGGAGTTAAGTTTCAGGAACGAGATTTAATTGTTTCTGAAATAAATAGGATTAATAAAAGAAGAGAAACTAAATTATTTGAAGATTTAAAAGACCCATCTGTTAAACCAAGTCTTCCGGGTTTTACAACTACTAAAACTATTAAAGAACAAAAACTTATTAATGAAATAAGAAGTTTAAATGATTATGAAAAACAACTTATTAAGTTACAAGAAGAAATAAACGACATTAACTTAGTTAAACAGCCTGAAAATATAGCAGTAATAGGATTACATTCTTTAAAGAAAGCTTACGATGCTGGACAATTAAAAGGAGAGTTTGGCGAAAACTTAGCTAGAGCTATGGTACATGAGCTGGTTAGACCATTGGCAGGGGCTACAGCCGGTGGGTTGGTTGGATTAGCAGTTAGTGAGGGTGAAACAGATACAGCTTTCTATAGTGGTATGATTGCAGGAGCAGTGTTTGGTAAGTTTAGTAAAGGTTTAGAACGGTCTGAATTTAAAGTTTCTGAATCAATTAAAAATGCTGTCTTAGAAGAATCTGAAAAAATATTTAAAAGGTCTTTTAGGTCTAAAATAAAACCTTTAATCTCTGGTACACACTCTGCTAAATTACAAGGAGAGATGCCTGTTTTACAAAAGTTTGGTAAAGATACGTTAACGACTAGAGCTGTGTCTGCTGATGTAGGTGATGTTTTAGGAGAATCTGTAGAAGAGTTAACTTTAAAAACTCAAGACCATTATAGAAAAGCTTTATTTGATATTACTCAAGATTTTGATGACGATACAGTTTTAGCTGCAGGTAGGATAGTACAACAACACAACATGCCTACAACTTCTAAGCACTCGTTTTTGGAAAAAGGAGATTTAGAAAACTCAGAAGCAGTAACTGTTGCTACTAAACTTTTAAGCCTAAATAAATCTTTTAAAGAATACGTAAGTAAAACAGGTGTTTTTTTTAAAGAAGAAGATGCTTATGGAATGACTCAACTTTTAGATAAAGAAATGGTTTCTATAATTGGACGTAAGGAATCAGAAGATATTTTGGTAGAGGCTTTTAGAATACAAAATAAAAATCAAAAATTAATTGATGATGAAGTAGAATTGTTAAGTAATGAGGCATTGGTAGAAAGGGCACGTTTATATCTTAACAACTCTGATAATGTTCGCAGGAATGAAATAGTAACTGCTCAAGGTCTTGAAGATAATATGTTCCGGATGATTAAACAGAACGGTAAAGCCATGAAAGATAACGAAACTATTATTCAATCTGCTAGATTTTTTGATAATGAAAGAGTTTTATTTGATCAAGAAGCAAGAGCTTATGCTAAAAAATTATTTGTGCAAGACCCTGAATATACAAACTTAAGATTATTTGAAAACACTATTCCAGTTACAGAGTTTGCAAGAAGATTTGGAGCTAAAGGACAAGGTTTAAAAGATGTAATACAAGATATTAGAGATTACTACTCTAAGTTTGGAGATATAGAAACTAATGCTAGTTTACAAAAATTAATTAAAGAAGATATTAAGGCTGTTTCTGATACTGTTAATGCAATGTTTAAAGTTCACGGTATGTCTCAACTTGGTTCTTCAAACGAATCATACAGAACTATAGTCCTTGCTCTTCAAACTGTACTGTCAACAACTAAACTTTTAAAAGTAGCTTTACCTTCATTGGGTGATTTAGTTCAAGTAATGCAAAACGGAAGTTACAAAGCAGCTTACAACTCTTTTAAATTACAAATGAGAGAACAAGGTTCAAAAGCAATAAAACCTTCATCTACATTAGCGTTAAGAACTGCACGAGATGAAACAGGAAAAATATTAAAAGAACCTATACTTGGTAGAAAATTTAACAATAGAAGATACAACGGAGCTTTAGAAAAAGAACTTAGTGATTTTAGTTTAATGGCTACAACCGGAACACAAAAATGGTTAGTTGAAAAACAACAAAGATTTTTTGAAATAGTTCAGTTGGGAAGAATTACTAGGTTTGCAAGAGAGTTTGCTTTTGATGCTGGAGCTTTTAGGGCTTTTGATTTAGGAGAAATGGCAGCTAAAGGTAAATTAAAAAGAGCTAGAATTAGAGAGCTTAGTTCGTTAGGTTTAACCGTAGACAATGCTAAGTACCTAGGTAAATTTAAAAATATGGACGAAGCCTATAGCGATAAAATGGGTAAAGTTTTAATTGAAAGAGCTGGTCGTAGAGCTGCTGATAGAGATGCTTTGATTCCACAAGTAGGAAATAGAAGATTATTTGCTCAGTCTAATAATCCAACCGTTAAATTTTTAGGAAGTTTTTTATCATGGGCACAAGCTAAAACAACTCAAACGAACTCATTGATTAGAAGAGTTGAAGATGGAGATGCTAAGTTAGCTTTGATGATTTTAGGAAGTATGCCTATATATGCAAGTATCAGACAACTCCAAATTGAGATGAATCCTAATAAAGAGTTTAGAGAAGACATGGGTGAACCATTAGCAAGTAAAGAAAACTTTTTAAAATTTATAGGAGACAGTGCTATGTTTTCTGGACAACTACTACCTTTTTGGTTAGATAAAATAATAAGTAATTATAAATATAATAAAAATGATAGTATAGAAACATTATATCCAGTTGTCGGAATGATGCAAGATTTTGTTAGTGCAGGTTACGGTTTTGTTGAAGGTAAGCCCCGAACATCGTTCTTAAAACTTTTGGAAACAACTTTCCCCGGAGCAAAAGAAGTAACTCGGAGAGAGGGTGTTGGAGAAGCTATAGGTTTAGATGCTAGTATTATGGAATCTGCTAAAGTTGCAGAGAAAGGAATTACTCCAGTACCTACATTTTCAAAAGGAGGACGAGTAGGATACGCAGAAAACGCTGGGCTTGTTTCAAAAGATTTTCCTGTGCAGTTTGCTTTGGAGAATCCAGCAGATAGAATAAATGAAATAACAGGATTACCCTACAATAAACCCCTTATAAGGTACGACTAATATGAATATAGAACAATGTAAAGCTGAAATCAAACGACACGAGGGCGAAGTCCTAGAGATTTATATGGATAGTTTAGGCTATAAGACTCTAGGAGTTGGTCATCTATGTCAGCCACAAGACCCCGAATACAATTGGGATATCGGTACACCAGTACCCCAAGAAGTGGTAGATAGATACTATATGATAGACTTTGATAGACACTATGCAGAAGCTATACACGTGTTCGGAGACAAGGATGAGTTTAATAACTTACCTGAACCTATACAACGTGTGTTAGTAAACATGTGTTTTAACTTAGGCGGTACAAGACTTTCAAAGTTTCGTAACATGTTGAAAGCTTGTAGAGAACATAACTGGTTTGAAATGGCTAGACAAATGCAAGACAGTAAGTGGTATGGGCAAGTGGGTAGACGTAGCTGGGAGTTACAGCAGGTTGTAGTGGGGCAAGTATAATGCTCCTGTACACTGAGAAACAATTAAACACAGCCTATAATATCTATAGGATGCACCAGATTGGACAAGGTTTAGCGTTTATGGAATTAGAAAACTTTAGAAGATTGTATGAAGAGATAATGGAGAAGATAGTATGAAAGGAATGTTAAAAAATATAGTAGGTGCAGTAGCACCAACACTAGGTACTGCTTTAGGTGGTCCTATGGGTGGTATGGCTGCTAATATGATAGCTGAAGTATTGGGTGTTCCTAATACTCCAAAGGCTATAGAGACTGCTATACAACAAGCTACACCTGAACAAATGCTTGAGCTTAAAAAAGCTGAAAATGCTTTTGAAGTTCAAATGAAAGAGCTAGATGTAGATGTATTTAAACTAGAAGTAGCTGATGGGCAAGATGCTAGGTCAAAGTTTAGTAAAGATTGGACAGCTAGAATTATGGGGATTGCTGTTGTTGGTGGATTTATGGGGTACATAT